CCGTAGCAGTTGTGGCAGAACTAAAGTTCAACAAGTTAATAAAAAATTGTTGCCAAGACCGTGAAGGGCGATTAGTCGTTCCATCCAAAAACGGTGCTTGTGGATAGGGATTAACTTGCTGTGTACTTGAAAGTCCAGATGAAGCCATCAGTTTTCTGCCCCTTGCAATTTAAGATTAGCTGAAATAATGACAAAATTAACAGGATCGCTTACCGATACCTCAAAAATTCTGTCACGGGCTTGTCCCAATCTACGCCAAATAGCACGATTCTTGTACTTGCCAAGTTGACCAACGCTTGTCCAATGCTCATTTGACCAAGTTGATCCACCATCGTTTGACCATCTCAGCATCGCTTGTGGGTTATCTGTAGTCTGATAACTAATAGATTGCTGGGTTGCCAAAATATAAGTCTTTTCAACTTCAATTGTCAAAGTTGCATTAGCCGTAATTGTATATGTTTGTCCCAAATAAACGGTGTTTGTGCTAGTAATTTGAGCAGGGCCAGACAACCCTGTAGTTCCTACGCCCGGCTGAAACTGAATTTGCAATTCATCAAAATACTGCCTTTGAAACTCAGTCACCAAATGGGGCGCTCTACGCAATCTGCGAATATTCTGACCATCATCTGTGTAATTGGTTTTATCCAATTCGTAAAGTTTGCCGTTTTCATAATCACCAACAATAATTAAACCTTGAAAAACAGCACAACAATTACCGCGGTGACGTTGATATACGTTTTTATCTGTTGTGTAAAGCCATTTGTGCCACATTGCTGTGGTTGCGTCATAAGCCCAAGTCAGTTGTAAAGATGGAAATGTAACAACGTAAACCTCATGCCCCTCAAGCTGATAAGTCCACGCAATAGCATCACCAACGTATTTATTGGCTAAACTGTTTTCCACAGCGTGAGTGGAAATCCTTTGGGGAATATAACCCTGCATTTGCATGATCTGAGATTGACCACGGTTGTTGCGGGAAACATAAGCAAAAGAGTTACCAAGGCGGTAAAGGGAAAATGGGGCGGCAATACCTTGTTGGGTAGATGTGCCGGGTATCCTTTGGAATGGGAAAGGCACAGCGCCCACATCCGTCCAAACCTCTGATGAAACTTCACCCATCAAATAAACTTCACGGTGATCCACAATCAAAGCCACCAAATCGTCTGGTGCGCCATCTTTTAAAGAATAGCTAGTTTGGGGTGAAATTGGCGACAAAAGGTCACTAGCGCCCCATTGCTGGGTTGTTGGATTGTTGTAGACAAAATAATTGTCAATAATATCAACCGTGTTTGCACCACTAAACGCACCATCAGAAGATGGCAAAACTGAGAAATTCAGCGCATACATTGTTTCTGAGGAAATAAACCCAGAACTACTAACTGTGTATGTTCCTATTCCACCAGAGCCTGTGCCAAGCGCTGTAATGATTGTGTTGGCGGCAATACCAACACCTTGGATTGTTTGACCAACATGAAGCGTTCCACTTGCAACAGCGGTCACATTCAATGTTGTTGGTGCAAATTGGTAAGTTAAACCAGTTGGCGTTCCCGCTGTAGTGGTTATTGCCGCACCACCCAAAGTCGCTGACAAAGTAAAAGTGGTAGATGCGTTTGTGGCAATAATGTAATAAGTAGTTGGATTTGTATATCCAGAAATTGATCCTGTGCCACCATAAGTTCCGCTTATCGTAAGTGATTGACCTACTACCAATGGCATTGGGGAAGCGGCACAAGAAAACTGTCCAGCAGTTCCTGTAATTGCAACAGTTGATAAAGTACCGCCAATAGTTGCAGTAATTACCGCGCCCACGGTTGCTGAATTCATTGCCCTAGCTGTAACTGTTTGGCTTCTGTTAATGGTATATGTACCAATTCCACCAGAACCAGAACCAAGAGCCGTAATGACAGTTTCTGCCAGTACATCAATTCCATATAAAGACTGTCCAACAGCAATAGTGCCACTAGAAACACTATCAACAGTCAATGTTGTGCTACTTGTTGAACCACGAAACACCGCTGTTGCAGGGCTTGAAATGTACCATGTGTAACGATAAGCACCGTCCACAATGTAAACATTTACACCATTGTCAGTAATGCGGACTATTCCAGTACTGGAATTAAGTTGTCCAATTACAGAAGGCACTAAATTGGCTGTCAGGGCGTAGACGTAAGGCCCACACACCGCAATTAGTTGCTCACCACCAGAAACTGTATGCAAACCGCGAACTTCTTGCTGGTTAGTAAGCAAGGCTTTTAAAGTCAGACCGGGCGTTGGATAAAGCGCAATTACCCCGCGCTCTCCTTGCTGTTTAACAGGATCAATTTCAGGAAAGAAATTGATGCACTCCTGAGCATCTTGGTAAATGCTAGGCGCTTCGTAAGATGAACCAACAAAACCGAAATCTGGCATGGTAGTCCCTTAAATGAAGCCGCCAGTAAGAATCCAGCCAGCATCCTTTGCTTTTCCAGTAAGCAACGCATCAGGATAACGTGCCACAGCAAGCGGACTCATGTTTGTGCGTTTAAGGGTAGCTTTGGCTTGACCCGCAAACGTCTGGATCATTGTTATTTGCGTTGGTGAGGCTTTGCCATACATGGGCATCAAACGCTCTGCCAAACACCACCTGAGAGCCATTGAGTAACCTTGTGGTAACGCTAAATCATCATACATAGAGTCATAGCGGCTAAACAAGGTATTGGCAAACAAGTGCATTTCACCCTGAGAAGGGCTAGGCCAAATAAACAAGTTTCCAGAATCAGAGCCAGCGTTAAAGTAAACCGCTTTAGGCCACGGGCCATTCAGCGTCTTTAAACCGATCATCTCGTAATCTTGCAATGCCAAAACCGACATTGGGTAGTCCAAACCACCGCCTGTAATGGGTTGACCATTAGATGTGGTGTTTACTCTAACAAATGCTGAATCAATGTTTAAAGGCTTTTGGTAGTAAGCCGTAATTGTTGTAGAAGCAACAGTTTGAGAAATGTTCAGTTGATATGTACCAACTTCGTTAATGTTGCCGCCAGCGCCTGTCAAAAACTGCGTAATCTTTGTTCCCGCGGTGATGCCTGTACCACTTAAAGTTTGCCCTTGAGCAATAGCACCAGAAGCAATGCCCGTCACGGTCAAAGTTGTGCCAGATATTGAGCCTGTAAAAGACGCACCAATAAAGTTTTGAGTCGATGGGTTAGGGCCAATCGTGTATTGGGTTTGACCAGAAATAACGGGGCAAATAATCTCTGTGACATTGAAAACCATCATGTTTTCATTTGACCATTGGTCAATCATGTCATTCATCATCTCAAACGCATCTTTTGCCGCGTCTGGGCTTGGGGTTTCACCAGCTTCTAATGCGCCAATGTCTTTTAGCGCTCGGCTAACAATGTCATAAGGCACAGCCATAGTGATTCCTTAACTTAGTCTAAATGTGGGCGGTTTCCACGGCAAGGCAATTTCTTGCTGTTTTTTGACCGCTTCTAGTTGCTCAATTAGTCTTGATTTTATGCTACTTACTCCATCTTGGGTAGTGCCTTCATCAATCCAATTTGCAACCATTTCCTCGGTTACTTGGGCTGTTGGAATTGTCGCCTTTTTAGTGTCAAAATCCCAATACCCTTCAGTCTCAATTCTTAGATCATCTTCAATTAAAGAAACGTGATACTTGGCCTGAATAATGGCTTGGGCATCACCCTTTAATTCTAAGATTTTCCAAACAAATCTCATGCGTTTTCCGTTTGGTAATCGTTTGATTGACCACCATACTTTTTGACAATGTTAAAAATTCTGGTGTTATCTTCTAAAGCCATCAATTCGTGTGGTTCATTAGGTCTGAAATCAGCAAGTTGGCCAGCTTCTATAACTTTTTCCCAATCATGGCTGTACGCTTTTAACTTGCCACGCGCCACAATCGTGATGTGAACATCGTTTGATGAATGATTATGTTTTGGCAAAATGTCGCCAGCTTTTTCAAAGTCGTACATGATTCCTCGCAAATCACCAATGTTTAATTGATTACCCAATAACATCTGGAGCACTTCCTTGAACATTTAAATTTTTATTTGTAATATATTTTTCTTTTACAAATTTACAAAGTTCAAGTTCTTCTTCTGTTTTATCCCTTACAAACCATGTTTGTTGCCATACACCATCCACTTGAATAGGGGCTGTTTCAAAAAGAAATTGCAATGCTTCATTAAATTCTGGAATAACTGAATCTTCAACATAAGCATAAGTGTCTGGGCATACAAATTCATCACCAATTTCGGGATGCTCAAGACGAATATCTCCTTGATAGCGAGGATATTCAAGTGTTGTAAGTTTGATATATGCGCTCATAAATTTGTCAATGCAGTTGAGTTAGAGGCGGCTGAAGTTGTTTCCGATAAAGCTACACTAGCGGCAAAAGCAACATTTCCGGTAGAAACAACTCCAGCGGAATCAGTTGCATCACCAGCGGCATCGGTAGCCACACCCGTTGAGATAATAATTGGAAGCCCATTAACTGTATAAGTTCCTGTTTTTGAGCCATCTGAAGGATATTTTAAAATCAAAGAAGTTTGTAAACTTGGATTTGATGGAGATGCACCTGTATTACAAGAAATTCCAAGAACAACACTTGATTCAGAATTGTCAAAAGTCATGTTGTATGTATCAGTTGTAACTGACGCATACGCAGTTTGTTCTATTTGTCTTTGCCATTGCAAAGTTCCAGATGTGTTGTATTTAATTAAAGTGGTATACAAGCCGCCAGTAGGTGAATAACTAACAAGTGCAACATATACATTTGCAGAACTATCCACAGTTACCGCACTTGGTTGATTGTAATTACCAAAACTTAGCGTTACTTTAATTTTTCTTTGCCATTGAATTGTTCCAGAAGAATTATATTTAGCAACTACTCCTGTATCTCCACCAACAGCAGAATTATATGTTGCTGTGAAATATATATTATTTGATGAGTCACTTGCAATAGATATAACACCACTAGAATTTTGGGAAGCTCTAGTTAAAGTTCTTTGCCATGTAATTGCGCCAGTTGAAGAGTTAACTTTAACAATTGTATTTAAGTTGTAGCAACCAGATAATGGGCCAATTCCAATAATAGGCGTACCAGTAGTATCTATGGTCAATGCATTGTTTGAAGATTGTTGACTTGTTTGGTCGTTATAAGATTGAATCCACTGCCTTGTTCCAGAACTGTTGTATTTAACAAGGGTTGAGTAAGTAAAATTATCGCCACATACAAGACGAGATACCTGTCCAGAAACATAAACATTTCCTGATGAATCATATCCAGTACCCATTGCCACAGATATATTACCTACGCTAGAAGATGCTCTTTCTCTTTGCCCCCATTGAATAGCATTAGATGAATCGTATTTAATTACAGCAAATCCATTATTTTTTCTACTTACGCCAGCATACCTATTTCCAGAACTGTCAACGCTAAAAGAATTTTTATACCCACTATCATAAGTAATACCACTTGTAAATGTTTGAGTACTTAAAGCACCAGCATTAGTAAATTTAGCAATTACGTTCATTGCCGCCACAATTACATTGCTTGATGAATCTACTGCAATTCCACTTGGTCGTGTGTCAGTTGCTGTTTTGTAGTAACTAAGCAACCAAGCAGGGAAAGATGGAGTAACGCTATTTGAAGCCGCACTTGCTGGGCCTGTTCCTATGGCGTTTGTTGCTGTAACTGTAAATGTGTAAGCTGTTCCAATAGTTAAACCAGAAACAGAAACTGGAGAACTTGCCGCAGAACCAGTTAATCCACCGGGACTTGATGTTGCCGTGTAACTCGTAATTGCAGAACCACCATTGCTTGCTGGCGCTGTAAAGGTGATTGAAGCAGTTGTTCCAGAAACTGTTGCAGTACCAATAGTAGGCGCACCGGGTACTGTAATAAATGACCTAAGATTTTGGAAAACTGTTTGAAGAATGCCACTCATGTCAACCCACTCCCTGAAATAAGCCAAATTCCTGAAGATGACAAACCAGAAACTTTTATTGCAGTTGCAGAACCATATTGAGCCAATGTTCTTGTGCCAGTTGTACCAGCGCTTGAAAGATACATTGTGTCAGTCGTTATTGCAATGCTAATGGAAGTTGCAGAAAGATTAATAAAAGTTATTGCTGTTCCAAGTGGAAAAGCAACAGATGAAGCCGCAGGAATTGTGTAAGTTGCCGCACCAGCACCAGAAGCATGATAAATATGCTTCCCAGAGTCAGACAACACAATTGTGTAACTACCAGTTTGAGCATTTTGTGGAATGTTTCTAAAACCAACAGAATCTGTGCCATCAACAGTACAACTACTTAAAATTCCTGAAGATGGTGTTCCTAATGCGGGAGTTCCAGAAAATGAAAGTGTACCGCTTCCATTTGTGACTAAAGGCTGTCCACTAGAACCATCAGCAGAAGGCAACGTAAAAGTAGTTGTGGACGCAGTATTAGGGCCAGCCAAATTGACTGCACCGCCTAGTGTTGCTTGAAAAGTTAACTGTCCCATAATGTTTCCTTAGGCTGAAATGATTAGCTGAGAGGCGGTCAAAGCGCCTGTGCTTGGGTTGTATTTGAGTTTAGTAGAACTAACGTATTCTGTAGTCAAATTGCCTGTGGTCACACTAGCAAACAATGGGTAACGGGTTGCATTGGTTGTTGTGTCATCAGTCACAGTCGCATAAACCGCAGGGGTTGTCCAAGTTACCGCTGAACCTACACCAGCAGAAGTCAGAACTTGACCACTTGTGCCAACAGAACCATTTGCAGAAACTGTAGAAGTTACAGTTAAAGTGGTAAATGAGCCAGTTGTGGGGGTTGTTGCGCCCACAGTACCATTGATGTTGATTGAGGCTGTACCCGTCAAATTGGTAACTGTACCGCCTGAAGGCGTACCCAAAGCACCACCATTGACCACAAAAGCACCCGCTGATCCTGTGTTAACTCCAAGAGCCGTAACAACGCCTGTGCCTGTTGTGATGGTAGAGGGTGCTACACCAGCACCGCCACCAATGACCAAAGCATTAGCCGCCAAAGCCGCAGAAGTTGCCCATGTGCTTGCGCTTGAAAAATATGGAATGCCGCCAGAAGTTCCAGCTACAGTCAAAGCCAATGTGCCTGATGTTGTGATGGGTGAACCACCGACAGAAATTAAACCACCCGTAAAGGATTGAGCAACAGAAGTTACAGAACCAGAAGCGCCAGCCGCCCATGTGGGTAATCCAGCCGCTAACTTTAATACATAACCATCAGTTCCAGCCGCCAACAATGCGGTTGTTCCACTTGCTGTTTGGTAAGGAACAGAACCAGCCGCACCGCCAGCAATGTTTGTAGCCGTTGTAGCGCTTGTGGCTGTGGCGGCATTGCCACCAATAGATAAACTTGTTGCAGTACCCGTTAAGCCTGTTCCAGCGCCTGTAAACTGCGTGTTGGCTGTAACTGTAGTGCCTGTAACAGCCGCGGCTGTAGAACCGCCAATTGTTGTGCCGTTAATCGTGCCACCCGTAATTGCTACGCTAGAAGCCGCTTGGGTTGACATTGTTCCCAAGCCTGAGACTTGAGTGTTTGCAATAGCTATGTCAGTTGCGGCTAACACAGTCAATTGACCTTGTGCGTTGACAGTAGCTGTCAGGGTCTTAGACGCAGAACCATAAGCCGCGGCAGAAACACCCGTGTTTGTAATGCTGAAAACATAATCAGCAAGAGTTAATCCTGTGCCAGCGGTATAGGTTGCGGCAACAGAAAAATTTGACCAAGTAATTGGGGTTGTGCCAATAGTGCCACCCGGCTGAATCGTGCAATACCACGCAGACCCCGCCAACGTGCTTCCAGATTCAACAAACACCAACGCTGAAATCAATTCATCCCATGTGTCAGCGTCAGGCGCTCTTGACCATGCCGTAGCAGAAGCCAAGTAAATGCCGTTTTGTGATGTTGTCGTTTGGCTTTTAACCAATACTCTGCTACCAGCAACAACAGTTACACCGTCAATTGTTTGCAAACCAGACAATGTGATGTTTGTGGTTGTTCCACACAAAACTGGTTGTTTCCAAGAAATACCAGTTGCGTAATAATCAAGATAAGTTTTGTTAACTACATCATTTCCGCTAACTGGCGCGGTTGAAACTGTCGCAGTTGTAAAAGCCGCAGATGACGGTGTAGTAGCCCCAATAGTCGTGCTATTGATGGTGCTGTTTGTAATGTTTAGACCAGATTGGCTAGGGTTTACAGAAGCATAAAACGGCTGACCCTGACCAATAAATGTCTG